TAATTACAAAATGACGTAAACAACCTGCTTCAAGGGCAAAAGTTGCTAAGTTTGCCAAATCGGCAAGGGCTGTAGTGGTGGCATAATTTGCTGAACCTACAAAATCTGCTGTGTGTGCATGGTCTGAATGTTTTACAGTAACTTTCAAATCGGCATCTGATGCGTTTAAATCAGCATAGCCCTCAACGTCACCAACTAAACGTAATCGCCAATTCTTCTGTAAAGCCTTTGCTGTAGTCGCATTTCCTATTAACTCACCGATAAATTTATCAGCAATAATTTCTGTAGGTGTGCTGTAAGTGCCTGCTTGATTTGTGTTTGTAGCACTATCCACTTCTGCCTGTGTAAGGGTGCTCATGTTGTAACTCCGTTATGTTTGTTTGCTTGATTGTATCAACGTTTTTAACGTTATTTATTTTTTACTATCTTCGGACTTCATGCCTGTTACTAAACCTAAACTTAAATCGGTAATTGATGTAGGTTGAACGTTACCCTTTGTAAGATCATAAACATAACCTGCTTGACGACCACCAAAGCCAAAGATAGGTGAACCAGTTAGAACAGATAGAGTTACTAAGATACCTTTAATATCACTACCTCTTAATTCTTTATTAGGTGATACAAGTTTTGTCATAGCCTTAGCTGTTACGGTTAAGTTAGATAGTAAAGGTGTTGATAACCATGAACTATTGTAAAAACTATTGCCTAACAAAGGATCAATAATACCTGCATTGATAGCCTTACCTGCAAAAGGCAATGAACTTGCTAAACCTTTCGACCATGAACCTACTGCAATTTCCCATAGTGCCTCATTGAATGTGTCATCATCATCGCTCCATAGATCACGTGTACCCATAGCTTGATTGATAAATTCAGCACTAGCAAAAGTTGCAAACCAATCAAAAAGGATAGCTGAACTAGCTTTTAAATAGAATTGTGGATTAGTTAAGCCATATTGCTTATAAGCTATCGTTAAATCAGCCTCACAGTTTCTATACTGATTTACAAAGTAACCCGCAAACTGATTGATAGATTTGATCCATACGTTTGATTTAGCCCATTTACCGCTATCTATTCTATCAGGTGACATAAAGGCTGTACGAACCACCATTTCACCATAGCGATTTGATTGTTCTACACTCCACCCTTGCTTGTGTCCGTAATCTTGTGCTGCAATATATCCAACAACATCTAATCGTCTTTGATACACAATCTGCATAAGCATAGCGTTGCGTTTTATCCAATTAGAAACATCGCTAAATCTATCTTTGATTTTATTTCCACTAGGAACACGAACCTCATCAAATATTTCTTGTAAGCGATTGTGAATTTCGGTTAAGCGTATCTTTTGACCGTCTGTTGCTGTTTGTAAAAAAGTATCTACACAGCTTATAGGGTGTCGTAGAGTGATAGCCATAGCTTTAAGTAGTGAACCAAAGCCTACTTTAGGTATTAAAGTAAATAAGTTAGATGTCTGCTGTACGGTGTTTACAACATTCATAAACATCAATGCACCGCTAGAACCTGTCAACATCTTACCTATATATTGATTAATCATATTGCTTGATGTCAGGTCCCGACCTGTTGCTAGTGTTTGTAACCATGGCACTAACACGTTTTTAAGCCTATCAGGTGCAACACGTTCTAACTCTTGTACAACATCATCACGCTGTAATAATTTATAAGCCTCAAAAACTTTAGGTAGTAAGTGAATATATCTAAGTTCTTTTTCAAAGCCTTGAATAAGTTTTACAGGGTCAAGTTCTAAAGGATTAGCACTCTTTGAACGTTCTTTAGTAAAGCTAGGATTTTTTAACCCCATTACGTTTTCTGTTTGTTGTAACTCACCGTTTACGTTTTCTACTAATGACTTGCTAGGATCATACTTAACAGAAACATAGTCAGCATTTAATACCGCAGGTACATATCCTGCTTCATAGTCGCCCCATTTAGTGCGAATAGTACGCCCCTCAATACGTGAGAACGCATAACCTCTTAACTCCTTACTAGCTTTCTGTACTTGTGGCTCTAACTTTCTTCCTGTATTCCATACTGCTTGACAAAAATCCAGCATTTCTTTAGTAATAAAGCCCTCATCAATAGCTCTATTAAAAAAGTTTTCAAATGCTTGTTTCTTTAGAATTAAGTTTTGTTCATAGGAAAAACGCTCATCAGAACGAATGTAGCCGTCTAAAAACTTTTCAAAGTTTGTGCCCATGTGCAACAGAATACCGATAATTTCACGGTTAGTAGCACCTTTGAATTTGTTTTGACCTAAAACAATTTCGTGACCTGTTTGTCTACTAATAAAGCCTGTTCTAAATGTAGAGTTTTGTATTTTTGATGTACTTAATAGAGCTTTATTTAATGCAGGATTAAGAATATTTATAACATCACGCAATGCCATTTTATAAGCAACATCACCTGATCTTACATTTTCGTAGAACTCATGCCATGCACCTAAAAATTCACCGTCTAATTTCTGCATTAAAGTTTCTACTTGTTCTGTATAGTCAAACAGATAACGCCCATTCTTTTTAATCTTGTCAAAGTTTGTTTCCTCACGTGTAGTAGCTGTACCGTATTTGGTATTTACTCCATGCTCGGAGCGTTTAGCTGTCTTTGATAACTTTAAGCTGTCTATTAAACGTGAAGCGAAATTATCACGTGCTTGTGCGATGTCACCTGTTAATTTGCGCTGTCTATCTCTAGCAATATCTTTTAATGTATCTAAAAGATTGATTAAGTTCATAAGTGAACCGATAGATTGATCTTGATAGAATGTTCTAATCTCTTTTGCGTTTTCAATGTCATCACAAATCTTTGTGATAAGTTCGCTTGCTAGTGGATAGCTATCATTTAATCGGTCACGTAATTCAGCAACATTAAACTTAGCTGTTCTATCTGATAGGTTAAGATGATCTTTATCTAAGACAATACGCATAAGCTCTACGATGTCTGTATCGTAGTTCTTAGCTAAATCTTTATTTGCTTTACGAATAAAACTCTTATAACCTGTGAGCTTTTTGTCTATGTATTTTTTAGCTGTTAGTGTTTGATCGGCTAATGAGTTCTGATAATACTCATTGTTAAGCTGCTTTAATGCTCCCTCTAAGTCGCCTAGTGCTAAGGCTTTTTTTACTTTGTCATTACAACGTTTAGCATTACGTCTAGCCCCATTAAAGCTAGCACGTCTATATGATGTATTGTCTAAGTCATATTTAGCTAAAGCCTTTAAGCGTTTAGTCATGTTAAAGGTATCATCTTGCATACCAAGTGCAACCTTTACAGCTCGCATAAGGCTTGTGCCTAATTGATGATGTATCTTAGTTACTGTGTGTTGTACATTCTCTAAGTCTTTTGATTGTTCTCTGATAAATTTAGATTGAATTTTCTGTCTAGCAATTTGGTGTGCCATTTGCTCAACAGTAGGAGTATGTAACATCAGGTTACAGAATGTTACAACAATATCACTGTCGCCGTTTAATTCTCTAATTTTTTCAAGGTCAAAAGGTAAGAATTTATGATTGTGTTCTAACCACTCATCAAGGGCTACACCCTCGTTGCTGTCATTAAATAAATCTTTATACTTTTTCTTTAAATATTTAAGTTGTTTTCTGATACTGCCTATCTGTTCTGCTAACGGTAATGAGAACATTTTAGATTTGCGCAGGTCATTGATACCTTGTATAAACTTATTGTTTTGTAAGTCTTTTTTAGCACTAGCATAATACTTTTGATAGTTAGCACTTTCTTTTATCAACTTATCAAGGAATGTGTTTAACCTCTTTTTCTCTTCTTTAGAAATATTGTTAGGTATATTTTCTCTTAACCTTTCAATATCTTTTAAGAATGTCTTTGAATGTGACATCAAAACTAATGCTTGCTTAAAGTACATAGTACTAATTTCGCTATGTAATAAATTTTGCAAAGCTCCAACATCATCAGTCATAGCATCTTGCATTAGTTGCTTGATAGGATCAGATAAAGGGCTATTAAAAATGTCAGCCGTCATATCCTGTATAGGATATTGTGTCATAACGTCTTGATATAAATACTCACTATCAAATAAACCGTCTGTAAAAAATCTGAAATTGTCATCAGCACCAGGCAAAGTATCGCCCTTATAAGAATTTGTAAAATTATCTTCAATAGCTTTAACTTTATTTTCAGGTGTCATCTTCTCTGTAAATAGAGTAGATTTGCTGATAGTGTTTAGAGTTCTTTTTAAATCTCTAAAGATTTCGGAATTAGCAGGCTTGCCTGTAATAATTTCTGATAAGAAACGTGCTACAAATCTTTCTTGTAACTGTGCCCACTGACTATCGCTAATGGTATTTACATCAAGTTTAGGGTCGTACCACTTAATCAGGCGGTTAATTTTAGTTTTAGCTACATTGTTATTTTTAGCTAACTCTTTTGTTGTGTCTAAAAACCAATGACTTAACTCATGGAATACGTCTGTAAATGAGCTATCTTTCTTTAGCTGAAATGTTTTACCGTCAAAGGTGCCTTTAGTATTTGGATCATCAATAGCTTCTTTGTTTGCTGTAAAATTTTCTCTGTTTACAAGTTCATACTTAGGCTTAAATTTAGCATACACTTCACGTGCACTAATGCCTAAGCTGTCACCTAAAGCGGTACAGAATGAGCTAATAGTATGAGCTATCAAGCCTTGATCTCGTGAGTTAGTATTGATTGCAACCTTAGCTAGTTCTTGCTTAATTTCAAGCTCTAAATTTTCTTTGTCTTTTTGCTGTGCAACCGCCTTAATATACTCATCGCCTAATTCAGTTCTTAACTTATTGATTTTCTTATCTGATAAAACCTCTCGCAATTCGCTAGGTAAAGGCTTGCCTTGACCGTCAGTAGTTACATCAGATAAAACCTCTCTAATCTCTTGTGGTAGTTCCAACCATTCACTAGGCTTAATCTCTGATAATGAGCCGTTGCTTTCCTGTGTGAACTTAGCCTTAACATTGTCAGGTAAAGTATTAACATCTATGCCTTGCTCTACTAACTTACTGTTTGCTAGCTCACTGTCAACATAAACAGAACGTAAAACACCGTCAGCGATTGTGCCGTTAGTTGCACTATCTCTTTGTGCTAATGGTGTTTTTGCTAAGATGTCTAGGCTTGCTTGATCTTCAATAAGTTTATTTAATGTATTAACGGCTGAACGTATACCCATTGATTGCTTAACTAGGCTAGGAGCTCTAAAGGCTACAGTAAGAATAGCACTAGGTGCGATACCCTCTGCCACTCCCTCGCTAAAGTTTTTAGCAAACTCGCCTAAACGATTGTCTGTTTCTAAATAATCATTAACATTGTCTTGTGTAACAGCTGAATATAAACCTGTGCCACCTGCTCCGATACCTGTACCAAAACCAACATCTTTTGCTGTTTGTTTACCTAGTTCACTGTAAGCCTTATTCTTTAGTTGTAGTAATTGCTCCGATGTAGTTTTATTCGTTGCGTTCTTGAATACCGTATCTGCTAGGCTTTCTTGTACTTTCTTTCTGCTACCTGCTGTTACTACTTTATATGCACCTTTAACAGCTTTTGTACCGCCTAAGAATAAAACATCAGTAAGTGCAAGTGCACCACTTAATAGAACGTTTTTATATTTATATTTATCGTACACATCTTGCGCATTACCTTTAGGATCATTAGCTAAGATTTGCATAACGGTGTCGCCTTGTGATTGGACGTATGTATCATAAGCATTAACACCTGCAAAACCGCCCCATAAAGCACCGCTGATAGCACCCGCACCTACACCGATATGAGCACCAACAGCACCTGCACTAGCGCCGATACCTGCACCCGCACCTGCACCTGCAACACCTGCGCCTAAATTTTTTAGATTAAAAAATGGTGTTACAAAACTATTTACAGCTGATACAAAGCTACCCCATTTTGTTTCATCACCTATACTGTATCTTTCGGTTGCCTGAACATAGTCATTGACTAAATCTTTTACGTCAATGCTTTCGCCGTTATTTATTCTTTCAACTAATTGTTGATTAAACTTTCTAGCGTTAGATGTATTGTTCCATGCTCTGCGGGTATCATAAAAAAACTTCTCATCATAAGATCTAAGATTAGATGCAACCGCAAAATACTTGTATGTTTCAGGATCTAAATTTCGGCAAAACTTAGGATCATCTAATAATTTTTCGCTAGGAATACCGTATTTATCCGCATAGTCATAATAGGTATTCATAGCCTTTTGAGCCATTACCTGCGCTACAATTTCGTTATTTATTAAAGGTGCGCTGCTTTCGCCTAATTCATTGATAGCCTGTTCTGTTTCAGCTTGTGCATTTGTTTTATTCTGTTTTAAAGAATAATCAAAAACATTGTTGATTAACTTTGCTCGCGCTCTTTTTTCTTGAACATTTTGAGCGTGAGCATAATCAGATAATGTGGAGCTATCATCTAACTGAACATCAGGGGCTGATAAATCATCAATAAAAGTATTATTTTCTTTTAAAAGTTGTCGCTCTGTTTCTGTTACAAAGTTAGCTCTAGGTTGTTTTACTAATTGTGTAGGATCATATTTTCTTGCAAGTTGTTCTCTTAACTTGTCTTGTTGTTCTTGTGGAAATTGTCTGTCTAATAAAGAATTGATAGTAATATTATCTTCCATAATCACCTACTTTAATTAGATTTTTCTGTATCATCAGAAACTTCGCCTAAATATGAACCGATTGCGATACTATCTATATCACGTTCTTTTTGTTTCTTAGCTTGTTCATACTGTTTATAAGTAACATCGTAACGTAAGAATATAGCTTTTTTATCTAACGCATAGTTATATAACTGATTAGCACTAGGATATTGACCGCCATTTTCTTGTGCATATTCGCTATCTAGGTTAGCTATTTTTGCAATAATTTGATCGTCAGTGAAATTATCTTTTAACAAATCACCTTGCTTAAACAAATCAAAAACATCTTCTAATCTATCAATTCTTTGTTGTGATTGTTTCTTTAAAGTTTTAAAGCCTTGCGGATCGTTAAAGTAATTTTGAGTAATACTCAAAACTTGATCTGCACTTGCTTGTTTTCCTGTACTTTGTTCAAGGTTATAAATTCTGCGATTAAGTTCATCATTTACAGTAGATACAATATCTAATTCGTAAGGCTCTAAGTTTTCAAGTTTTTTGCCATAAGTATCGGTGATGTTTGTTGTAATAATATCTTGTGCCTGCTGATTGCCTACTTTTAATTTTCCGTCAGCATGATCTTTTTCTAAGTTCTGTTTAAAAATATGAAATTCATTTTCATCTTTTATTGAAATGGGATTGTTCGCAAGCCATTTAGGATCATGGATAAACAGATAAGCCTTTTCTTTAGGTAAGCTCTTTAGATTTTTTAAAGTATTTGAGCCTATGTTTGATCTAATATTATCAAGCTCTTCAATCATCATTTTTTTAGCACTTTCCATGTTACCGTCATAATAACTAGCAACCGCATCTTGTTGTTGTGGAGAAAACAAACTCATAATATTGTCAGATGTTACCTGCGATAACTGCTGTACGCTAAATGTACCTAGTACACTTCTAATTGCTTGACGTGTAAAAAAATCTTCATTGTTAATACTTTTTAGCTTATTGTCATAATTACTTACGTACATATAAGCATCAGCATCAGCCAGTGATGCTAACTGTTCATCACTATAATTTTTGTATTTTTCATAATCATCTGCTTTTGTATTAGCTCTAATAGCTTTTAACTCATCAAATCTCTTAGCAAAATAATCATTTTTAAGCTGTATCTTTTGCTGCACGGTCAAAGGTTGTGTGCTTACTTCATCAGCTCTTGCTTTCGCATCACGTTCTGCCTGTGCTCGTTTAGCTTGTTTTTCTAAACCGTCTTTAATCTTTAGCAATAAATCACGATAAGTAGTGCTATTGATACTATTCTTAAATGTTTCTAATCGATTACGTGCGATGCCGTATTGTTCTGCATTACAGTTATAATTTACTAGCTGTGTGATAGCCTCATCATTAGCTTTAGTTAAAGCAACTTGCGCCTCTTCGCTGTCTAAATCATAACCGCTAAATTCTAGATAAGCTCTATTAGCATCTTGATATTCTTGATAAAACTTAGGTGCTTGTGGTGATGTTGCGTTATTCTGAAAAGCAATGTTTGTATTAGTAATACGTGCTTGTAACTCTATATCATTCTGTTTAAATACCTGATTAGAGTAATGGTCGTAACCATTTGTTTTATAACTTGTTATTTGGTCGTCAAGCCATTTGTCAGTTGTTTCTTTAAAGTCACGATGATTTTTAAAGATGTCACTGTATTGTTTTTTTAGATCATCTAACTGATTGTTATAATCATCAATACCATTGACAGCACCTTTTAATTTCTTTTCACGATAATCTACAAGTAACTTGTTAGCCTGTTCTGTAAATTCATTCTTAGCCTCATTTTGAATACCTTGTAATTTTCGCTGTTGTACACGTTCAACTAATGCACCAATCGCCTCAGTAATAGGCAAACTAAACCGTCTTACTCCATTAGGCTTAACTAAAAAAGGAATGCGTGGATCAACTGTAAAAGATTTTAATTCAGTATTAGAACCTTGTGCGTGTGACATACCACCACGATCACTTAGATTTAATCTTTCAGTTGGTAATAAAATCGCCATTATTTACCTCCGCCAATACCCCATACCACCCATATTAGATATTGAGCTTGCCATACTTTCTGCAAACGCAAAGCCTACTTGTTCTAAAGGCTTAATTGCCTTAGCTTGAATTTTCATTGCTTGATAGTTACCCATAGCCACGTACCCTTGTGCTATATAATTTGCTTTCTGTAAATCTAAGTCTGATAGTTGTCGCATAGATGTGTACATTTGCTGTCGTGCATTGCTAGCATTACTATCAGTATTTCTTTGAATAATGTATTGATTTATTTCTGATGATAGCTTGTTGCTTTGATTTATCTCTCCTTTACTACCACTATTCATGCGAACACCACTACTAGCACTTTGTGCCTGCTGATTAGCTGTGACTTGTGCATCTTGCAAGCCCTGCTCAAAGGCTTGAATTTGACCGTTAAAATACTGATTGTAAACATCATTGCAAGCACTTCTAACATCAAGCTCCGCTAACTCTTTTCTATTATCTACAAGTGTTGCGTTCATTTGTGACGTTTGCACTTGATTTAGATAACCTGTTGCTTGTGCCTCTAACTCCCTACGCTCGGTCATACTGTCAAACCATTCAGCGGTTGCGTTCATACAGGCTTTTGCAAGTGCTGTCCAAATATTATAATCAGGGATAGCATCTGCATTTTTTCTTAATCGACTTGTGCCTTTATTAACTCCATTTTTGCTTGATGATGTGCTCGACCTGTTACCACCGATAGAAACTCGGCTACTAGTGCCACTTGTATTGTGTGATGTTGCAATAGCATCTTGTAAAGATGATGACTGCTTTTTTAGATATTCGCCGTAACCTGCTTGTGCGTATTGAGGTATTGCCATTTTATTTTCCGTCCTCGTAATTTATATTAAGGATCACACTTTGAATTTCTACAGGAACTGCATTTTTATGCTTGATAGAAAATTGTGATTGTTCCGACCACTCGCCATTCACTGCAACCTTAACCAAGTAACTTTCATCACCTGTAACTGTCTGATACTCATCTAAGCGTTGACACTTAAACTCATCGCCACGTGGATAATTAGCACTATAAAGATCACCCTCATAGCTAACTCTTAAATTAACCTCTGAAATATTTTTAGTTCTATCTTGTAAATCAGCTTCTGTATTAGCGATAGTCAAAGGAACTGAAATAAAACTAGCTGTAATAGGTAAACCGACTGCGATATTCTTACCTGCTTTATCTAAGACAATTAAACCTTGTTTTACGATCTTGTTAGATTGCTGTACACCGTCAACGTAAACTGCGACTTCTTGACCCTCTAAATGATTTAAACCACTCACTTTAGATTGATTAGTTGAAAAAGTTGTATCAAGGTAACTGTCTAAACAGCGATAATATTCTTTTGATTTATTAGCGTTAAAGTCATCACTACGTTCGATATAACGTGTTCCATTACGATTAACTACAACATAAAGGTGATCTTCCGTGCCCTCTGAAATGGCGCACACACTTTCAAATTTACCGTTTACAGTAGAATGTCTATGCCATGCTACTTGATCTTGTTCTGGTGAAAAAGTACAACCTAGTAATTTGCCGTCAGAAGATACAGCCCATACAACTTGTACAGGTGATTTGCAAAGTGTGATTGATGTCACATCTTTGTTATCAAATAGATGTGGAGCACGTACTGAAATATCAGTAGAAACATAACCTTGTTGATTGTAGTTATAACCTAATGTACGAACGTGACCGCCACGCTGTGACACATACACAATCAAGTTATTTACAATAACAGGTTGTACATTGTTTGATCCTACAAAAGATTGAGCACGAACAGCAACAGAACTAGGAGTTAGAGCATCACTATTTTGTGTAAAAACTCTTAGCTCACTTGAACCTGTCATTAGAATTAAACTGTCTAATGCAACAATATGTTTAATTCTGTCTGCATCAGATGTCACTGCTGTGATTTCAATTCTATCTGTATCAAGCGTTGGCAAGTGATACATCATCAAATCTTGATAACCTGCATTTGTAAACCATACTTTTAAGGGGTTGTTATACGAACCGCCGAATACTCTACGTTGATCGTACTGTGCTACACTACTTGGATTGTCAGCCGTTGTGCCCTCTGATACAGAAACAGTAAAAGTTGCACCGCTGCCTACAGTAGATTGAACATTTATACTTACATTGTCTGAATATTCAGAACCTGTATTAACTAGCAATACAGATGATATAGAACCATTAACGCAAATAGCATAAGCACTAGCACCACTGCCCTCTCCTTTATTATCTTTGATAGATAATTTAATTTGAACCGTTGTATCATTTTGATGAAACAATGTTCTAAATACAGGTAGTGAAACTCCATTAGTGTATGAGGAAATAAAATTCTGATTATCTTTAAAAGCATTTGCTACGGCTTGCTTATCGAAATTATAGTTATAATTAACTTCACCATTAGTGACGGTTACATTTAGCTTGATAACAGCATTTTGAATTTCAAGTTTATCTACAGTCAGTTGAATATCTTGTTCGTCAATGTAAGCTATCTTTCTATATTTAGTTGTATCATCTTCTGAATAGCTAACCACTTCATATTTAACATTTAAGCTGTTATTAAAAGAATTAGAATAAACTTCACCGCTTGTAATATTGATTACATCAAGTTTTGCGCTTACTTTAAAATCTGTAATATTTTCACTTTCAGCCGTTGTATCTGCAAAGCTCATAACAGGAGGAATTGCATTTACGGTTAAGGTACGAGGTAATGAAATAATATTGTTATATGAACCATAATAATAATCACTACCGCCATTCACAACGCTTATAGTTTTTATTTGACCTGCTACCTTTTGTGAAAAAATTTCTTTATATTTCGGTGGTGTGGTATTGCTATCAGGGTTATTGCCTACATCGTCAAGGTACGTCTTTTCTGTTTCTCCAACAAAGCAATAAATACCCGCAACCTCACGATACACACGATAATAGTCAGCACCTTTTACAGCGTTCCATTTAACACGAATACTAGCACCTGTAATGTAGTAATTACCTTTTGCCTCTAAAGGTGTACTAGCAACACTTTCTTTATTTTCTGTATCAACGGTTGTGACAACATAAGTAGGCTTGATCTTATCTTTAGTTTTGCTTTCTGCATCTGTCATATAGTTAGCGTATCTAGCCTCATAACTTAAACCTGTTGGGGCACTTACGCTAGGTGTTACAGTTACCTTGATAAAACGCCAATCGGTATTGCTGTATCGTCTTAATTCATAAGGTGAATAGTCAGGATTTGTTAGTGTTAAAACGTCAGCATTTTGTGAACAGTCGATATTTTTTAAATCTTCTGCTTTGTAAGGTGTGGATATTTGATAAATGGCATTATCTGAATTAGCTAAATAAGAACCTTTTTCAATAATACGTAAAGTATAATTGCCAAATTCTAATACAAAAGTTTGCTCTGAACTGTATCTAAAAGGAATTAAGCGCACAGGGTGTGAGCTATCAACAGCTTGACCTACTAAACGAAAACCTGCACGAGTACGCATCGCACCTTGTGGAAGTACAACAAAATTTTCAATCTTTGTTGCGCCCATTGCGTATTGAGTTAAATCAGAACGTGCAAATAATGAGCTTGTGATCTCACCTGCACCAAAGCCACGTTGTAAAGTTCTTGTAACCATTTAAAACCTTGCAGAAATAAATTCAGGAATAGCATCATCTTGTATGCTGTCTGCGCCTTGTTGATTATCTTGACCGATTGCAAGTTGTAATAACATCAATGCGTTCTGCATTAAATTATTACTTGTATTCAAGCCTGTGCTGCCGTGAATAAGTGCACTTGCCAAACGTGCTCCTAGCATATACTCTACAGCCTCTGTAAATTGAACTGAAAAAAGATTTGGATCATCAATAAATGCTTGATATTGAATAACAAATGGAGCTTCAATATTAGTAACTATACAACGTGTTGGAACGTTATTTATTTTTACAACTCTAAAATTAAATTTAATTGTATCTTTGTTGTTAATTGTTTCATCTTTGCTTTTTGAATAACGCTCTAAATAAAGAATATTCATAACGTCACTAGGTATCTTATAAGTATATTTGTACGGAATAGATACTACGTCACTTACTAAATAGCTATTTGTAATAAGTTCATCTTTTCTTGCAAAAGAAAAATTAAACTTAGCCAGGCATCTATCAACTATTTGCTGATAGTTTCTACGGCACAAATCAGCCTCTTTAGTTTGATCGTCAAAGCCCTTGATATGAATACCTTGACCGATTAGATCTAAAGCGTTATTACAAATATCTACTTTTGTTGTCATTGTATTAACCTAAAAAAAATAAGGGGCAAGTAATATGCCCCTTTAGTTTTACCTAAAGATTAAGCTGTATAGCTCTTATCTTCGTTAGCGAATGGGTAAACGGTGCCAAGTACCGCTACACTTTCAAGCTGTGCACGAATTGCATTAGCAACTACCTTAGGCTCTTCACCAACCTTTCTAGGCTGATTAAAGTTAGTAAGATCAGGCTTTTCTGATCCTGTTACAGTTTCAGTACCAGTGCCGTCAGTTGTAGGAATATAGCGTAACTTTAAGTATCTCCACTTCTGCTTGTTAGGCAATACTTGAATATAGCCGTCACTACCTGCTACAAGGTCAGTCTTTTTAATCACGCCACTATCACCGATGATAAGCGGGGTTGCATCATCTTCGGTAAGCAAGCCTAAGATTTGAATACGCAAATCTTTTGCATGTGCGCCCTGTGCCATAAAGTGCACATATAAATTTTGTGTGCCTGAACCATAATCAGCAGGTGTTTGAAAATCAATAGTGCGTTGTGAATAGGTTGTTGCTGTGATTTCTTGATAATCACTAAGCACGGTATTTGCATCTACAATCGCCATTTATAAAACTCCTTATTTTACCTGTGTTTCAGTATTTACAATTTGGTCGCACTGTCTAATAGGAACACCCTTAAACAGTTTCCATGCACTAGGTGCGCCAAATTCTTCGGTTGCATCCATGTATTTAATTACATCTGAATGAGAACGACTTGCTACAACATCTAAGCCCTGTGCTACGTCACTGTTCATGTATAGTTTTAGCTTAGTATTTTTACCACGAGGGATTAAGCCCATAGCCTGAGTTAGTTTCATTAAGATGTTTGTGTCAGTCTTAGTGTCACCACTACCAATAGTACCTGTCTTACCGTCAAATAACTGCTGTACATCAATATTACATAGGCGCACAACATATCGCCAATCAAGCACCATTAAGCCAACGTCCCAATCATAGATTGTTTCATAGCCCATAAATGAGCGCCCATTCTCATCATATAGCTTAGTTTTGCCTAAGTCGGTAGTTTGAATGCCTGCCTTTGTACCTTGTGGATATGGACAGTAAACGCTATCGCCCCAACCTACTAAATAGATTGAAGTTAAGTTATTACCTGTACCCTTACAATCAATGATGTTTTTTGCGTTACCTGCTTTCTTGCTTGAATAACGAGTTGCAAAACCTGTAAAGCCCTCACTAGCCTTAGTTGCATCGCCATAGAATAAAGTATGCGCAAACTGTTGTGTCATAGCCTCAATGAATGGGCGATCTTCCAAAGCTCTAAACTCTGCGCTGTGACCGTTTAGATCCATGACTTTTGCATCAACGCATGAGTGAGCCTCCATTTGTCCGCAAGTTTCTACTACGGTTGCAACTGTACTATGTGATGCAGGTACACCGTGATTGATTTGTCGCCAATACACATCAGGTAAACCTGTGCGGATATTACGTTGATCGCCTGTAGGTAAGTTACCCTCACGAACAACTAAGTCTTGAATGATCTCATTAGTTTGATTTAATGCCTCAATAACAGGTGCTACGTTACCGTTTCTATCTTCACGTGCAATTTGTTCTGCTAAAGTAAGCATACTTGTTGGAGCAACAACTGATGTTCCGACTACTGCCATTTTTACACTTCCTTATGTTTGTTAAAAAAAACGAGAATTAAATACTTGATATAAAAGATTTTTATTAAAAATTTAGATTAGGGCTATTGTTATAAATGCTACGTAAAGCATCGCTGCGGTTATTTCTTTGTGGGGTTGCTTGTGTGCCGTTTACATAGCCTGTGTCATTGCCTAACACCGAACCGACTGCGTTAATAAATTTGACAAAAGCGGGGTTATAGCCGATGCCACTTTGATTGAGTAATGCACTTACTTCTGGATTGCCGAAACGTTGCATTACACGACCAATGTTCAATTTTGTATTTGCAAAATTTTGTCCGCCAATTTCAGGATCATTCATTACAGCCTTGCGCCACTCACTAACTTGTGTGTTAAAGCGCCCTTGTAAATCTTCATTAAAGCCTTGTTGCGCTTTATCTAAAACGCTTGTGATTGCTTGTGCCTGTTTGCCGTTTAAGCCTAACTGCTTTGCAAAATTCTTAAGTTCAGTTGTGTCGTCAGCATCTAAAGTTTCTGCTTGCAACTCATAATCTTGATTAGCTTCTTGCTGTAAGGCTTCATCTGATTGCTGCTGTTCTTGCTGTGATGCTTGTTGCTGTTGTGCGTATAAATCACCTGTCTGTGTTTCTTGCTGTACTTGTTGCACTTGCTGTGTATCAGTTACATTAGTTTGTGGTGCTTGCGCCTGTGCCTGTGCACCTGCATTTGCTTGTGGTGCTGATACTGTTGATGCGCCTGTTGCTCCTTCCATTTTCTATAACTCCGTATTTTCGATTGCGTTGATTAGTTCTGCTGTTAAGTGCTCTTTTAGAAATTGTCTTAGCTCTAAGCCGATTGAATGTCTGCCTGTTAGGTAAGCCATACGATTTGTATCTGAACTAAAACAGCTAAAGTCGATAGGAGCTAAAAGGAGTAAACCTTTTAAAACTCTTTGACCTTGTGGTGTTTTTGCTACCTCTGAAAAATCAAAGGCAAGCTGTTGTGCTTGCCTCTGTAATTCTTCTTGCTCATTTTTGAGTTCGATTTCTTTGTCTATCTCTTGCTCAAACTTTGTCTTTTCTTCTGCCGTCATAGCATATTGCCTCCGCCTACATCATCTAGTTGTTGCATTGCAAGCGATGTATCTACACCGCTTTTTTGTGCTAAATTCTGTTGTTGCTGAATTTGTGCGTTTGCCATTTGATCTTGCTGTTGTTGCAGTTGTTGCTGTTGCTCTGCTCTTTGCTGTCTAATCTTTTCAGCATCTTCTTTAGAACGTAAAATTTTAGGAGCAACACCTAAGCGATCACGATATTCGTCAACGTACCCGTCAGGATCTAATCGATCATAAATTTCAGGTAGAATTTGACCCGCTGATGCAAGGGCACTAAAAAAGCGGTCAACACTGTTAATGTCAACCGCTTTCTGTGATTGAGCTAAAACTGATGTAAACTCAATCTTTAATTCTTGTCCTTGCAACACGTCAGGCAACGGCGGTAATTTACCCGCATCTAACAATCGCCTATATGTAATATCTACTAAGCGACCTAAACATTCATTTTGATTTCTTTCGACTACGGGACCTAGTGCTAGCATTTGCTCCTGTTGTAATGCGTAAATCTCTACAGTAGTTCTACGGTCACCCGCTGTCGAACCCACCATTTGAAATAAATCTACATACAGTTGTGAGCGAATACTTTGCTTAATCTGCTGAATGTCTTGTGACAACGCATTTAGATCACCAATACTTTGAACGATAGGTTTGATTGCTAAATCGTTGCTTGTATTCTGTGTATAGTTAATTGCTCCTGTTGCAAGGGATATAGGATTTTGTCTAGCTGAATTAGGTGCTTGTAATGGAGGCTTTGTGTAATAATTTATAAGTTCTGCTTTACGTAAAGTTTCTTGCTGTAATTGCTTAACATTAGGTAATGCGTTCATACAAGGTGATACACCGTAATTATTACCCCCTAAAACGTCCCAACGTGGAACAATACAAGGAAAATAATCAAAGCCACTTTCTCTAATGATTTTAGCTTTGCCGTTAAGGCTTACGTAATAACTTGCCCATGCTTTATTCTTGCTGTCTAAAGCTGTAACATCACGATCTACTCTAGGCTCAATAGCATGGATAAATTGCCAATAGGTTGATAGTTCACTTCTATCGTATGCATTTTTAATTTCAGTAGGTAAAATATCGTAACCAAAAGCCTTAACAGCTTGAATAGTTGTAAGCTCAAACGAACGATATAATGTGTCGATGTCACCGTCAGCGTTTGTATCAACACAAAATTCACCTGCTGTCAGCAAGTGATGCTTAATACCTCTGTTAAAATCTTCATAAACAATATCAGCACTGATACCAAATAAGGCTAATTCTCTATATATTGTGTGTAATGTGTTATAAGTATTACTACCACTAAAAATGCGTAAGAGTAACTTTGTAACCTCATCACAATAGTTAATAACATCATAGTTATCAGCTAATGCAGGATCATTAGGTTGCACTTTAAACCATGCACGAGCAGGTGAACTAGCACCACTCATCAAGCCACTAGCTAATAAATCTAAAAAATTTCCAGTATCGCTATCCAAAATGTAACGATCATCACGCATTTGATCGTGTTCATGTTCGTCAAACTTACCACTGAACACGCTAATATATCTTGATACCTGTCGCCACTTAGATAAAAACGGTTCACGCACACGCTTTAAATCAAGCCAACGATCGTAAAGAATATTAGCTCTTTCCTGTTCGTCTGCTTGTTTCCAACGGTTATAGGTAGTGTTAGTCATTTAATACCACTCATCTCCGTTTTCATCATCACCAACTAACCCCATTTTTATCGTTGTAGTTGTATCAGCATTACCCTTAGTCAAATCTGTGCTGTTAATATCTTTGCTTTCTCTTTTTGCTGAAACATTATATTTAGATTGTTGATTTAAGTTTTGTTCTTGCGAGGCTAGCTCACGCTCTTGCAAGGCTTTTTGTTGTTGCAATGATGCTTGTTGTTGTTTCATAGCTTGCTGTTGCTGTTGCATAGCCATTTGTTGATATAAAGCCTGCTGTTGCATAGCTTTCTTTTGTGCATCGTAACTTTTTAATGCGCCCATTGTTATGATATTTCCAACACCTTTTAACAATTTCTTAAAAAAGCTCATTAGTACCACTCCTCACTATTATTAGTGTTATCACCACCTAATGCCTTTTTTAGCCATGTACCTGTAGAATTTGTACCTTGCGTTAAGTTACTGTCTTTCTGTGAATTTGTTTCTTTAGCGTTACGTCTAACACCTTGTACGTTTTGCTTTTGATTTTTATTTGTTGATTGTTCGGTAAGGGCTGTTGCCTCATTTGTTTTTTGTTGTAACTCTTCTTGTTGTTGTTTCATTTGTTCCTGTTGTTTTTTAAAGTTACGATTGTTAATTGCCATTTGGATATTTTGCACTGAACCCTCATAACCTAACGTTGCAAATTGCAAGGCTTGTTGATCGTTGCCTTGATTAAAGGCATTTACAGCCATTGTGCTCCAAAAGCCTTTGTTATTGCTTTTGCCGTGACTAAATAAACCCATAATTAACCTCTAAAAAACACCTACTGAATGTGCTATTTCATTCTCAAATTGCGCAAACGGATTATCATAATTTTGTTGTCTTGAATTTCTTGCTATTAACCTTTGCTCTTTGTAATTCTGTATATCTGTTTGCGGTACATCTTCGGCAAAAGTCAAAGCTAAACTATCTGCTAAGTCAGGTGATTTACCCAATCTGTCACGTATCTGTTTTTTTGTTTCTAAGAACTTTTGATTGTCATCTGAATAGTAGAAATAAGGTGTTGCAATTTCTGAAATTAAATCAGCATTTTGCGGTAAACAGCCACCTCTACGTATCCAGTCAGCCATGCGGCACCACATTTCAGTGCGCTTGTTTTTATACTGTTTATCTAATGACTTATGACCGAAATTTATATCGTTTACGTAAATACCCCATGAATTAAGAATATCTACTACACCACCGCCAACACCTGTGCCGTCAATGTAAATTTCTTTTGGCAAGCGTTCCATAGCTAAACGCTTAACATGAGATGCTAGCTCTACTGTACTTACACCTTGTAACGCAATAGGCTCATAAATAATTTGACCTTTACGCAATGTAATTACAGAGCGATCATTACCAAAACGAGCAACATCAACACCCATGATTAAATCGGTATAATTATTAGCGTAAATAGGTAAAGTTCTTTCAGATGCTTCAAATACTTCTTGATAAGATATAAGCTGATCAACTGCACTTGCGCTAAAGTCACAAAGCATCTCACGCTTAAATACTTCTTCAGGAACAGAATTTTTATAAGTTTCGATTTCGTCTTTACTTAAAGCATCTGTTTGATAACAAGTGAAAACTTGACTTATCCAATCTTTAGTGAACTTTTTATCTTTACCTCTTGCAAAAAGTTCACTAAACAAATTGATACCTTTAGGAGTTCCGATGAATAAAGCCCAACCGTGCATATCCATTAAGGCAGGATAAACAATCTCAGTCCATAATTCTTTCGGCATCTGTGCAACCTCATCAAGGACTACACCTGCCAACTTTGAACCACGTATTGCATCAGGATTGTCAGAACCTAATAAATAGATTTCTGAACCATTCCAAAATCTGATTGTTGTATCGCTTTCTCTAATATCAACTAAAGTGATTTTTTCATCACCGCTTTTGCGCTCTTTGTTAATTTCGCTTTCAGTTTTCTGAATTTGCGCAACAGCATCTTTTAAAGGCTTCCATGCTACTTTCTTTGCTTGCTTTAATTGCGGGCAAATGTAAGCATAGTCACCTTTTGTCTGTAAGGCTTTTATGATTAACTCGTTTACAGCAAAAGTAGTCTTTCCTGCACGTCTGTGAACTGCTAAAACTGTAAAACGTTTTTGACTATCAATACATTTTTGCTGCCATGCTCTAGGTGAAAAATGATAATCAATAGAGTAATTCTGTGACATTAAATCTTTAAAGCAATTCCAGTATTAACTGTAACGTTCACACCGCCACTGTTAGAATTGCGTTTACTGTTTGCTTGTGAGATTGCTAAACAATAATTAGATTTAAGTTTGGCACTTGCAACTTCAACCATACTTACCTCTTCGCCTTTCTGTATCTTGTCATAAGGTGAAGATGCAACCTCAAAGCCTACGCGCTCATAAACAGCGTTACGTCTATCTTTTGCTGATTGATATAAATCTTTGTATTTGTCTGAATGTAACAAAGCATTGAGTGTTGCGGGGTGAATATTAAATGTTTCAGCTACATGATATAAATCAACATCTAAATTCTTGCTGTATTCTTCTAAAACTGCGATCACATCGCATTCATCTATTTGGTCGATTACGGCTAAGTGTTTGTCCATGTTTTCGTACTTAGCCTGTAATTCAAATTTCTTTTCTTCGGTTTTAGGATCTAAAGGCACATGATATTTTTTCTTCTGTATTTGCTTTTTGCGTGGTGCTACTTCTACGTCAACTTGCATTTATGAAAAATACCTTTGAATTTCCTTTTCTCTACGGTTTCTTAAGCCGTTATTTTCTGTGTGTTTTGCATATATCCAACGTCTAAACTCTGCCTTGATTTCTTCGTTACTTGCACAAGCCTTAATCTTTTTCCATAAGGTTGAATGTCTTAATGCGCTTGCACCTACGTTGTAACTAAAATCAACTAACGCTGAATACTGATTTTGATTTAATGTAATTAAGGATTGAAAAAGCATGACATTTACGTTTTGTTCATGCTCTTTTAAGACAGCTCTAAATTCTTCATGCTCCTGCTGTATGCTCCATACGGTATTCTTAGTAACTTTTGAGCCTGTATGATCTACAGTTAAGCCGTGACCGATAGTCCATACCTTAGCGAACTTATCCCAATAGCTCCCCCATGTTTGTGTCTTAGTGTCAAAGCCTGTACAATTCGCATTTTCGTTTTGACCTATCCAATCAAAATCATTGTCTGTTAGCTTCATTTTCTGTACTCTTGATTGTTTTTACATAAGCCTTTGCTAGTGTAGTTACACCAAGCACGATATATGTGCTACCGATTGAACCGATAAATGTACCAATTAAAATCATGTACACATACGACCAACCTAAGTATTCGTGTAAAGCAAGTCCTACTCCACTTGAAATAAGTGAACAAGTAATAGCATCAGCTAAGGTTCTGATAATGCCTGCTTTTGTTAAAACAGAATAAGTTTTAAACATTCGTGCAATGGCACTAACAAAACTAGCTAACATTCCTAAGACAAAGAATGTCTGCTCATTACTTAAAGGATTTTGCATTTATAAACTCACATATAAAAAAAGCTCCACACTTTCGTGTAGAGCCTTTAAACAACTAGGATTATAAAACTATGACTAAAACAGCATAACTAAATAATAGCTATATAATTTGTGAGCATCAACGTTATTCATTTATAAAATCAAAATTATGACCTATACATTTTTCTACAAAGTCGCACCACTGTTGCATAATACGCTTTCTTTCTTCGTAATAAGTGCCACGGTTATATGCCTGCTGAACCGCATTACCTTGAACGTGAGATAAACATAATTCAATGATAGTTTCCTTTGCGGTTGGTAAAGTTTGTAACCATTGACGACCACAAGTCCTGATGCCGTGTATTTTTAATTTGTCTTTATATCCATTTTCATTAAGAGCTTTCAACAAAGTACATGCTGATATACAGTTAAACTTTGTTGTGAATACATAATCAGAATTATAAATATTATGCCTTTTTAAATAATCAATAACCCTTAAGGCTTGTGTGCATAAAGGAACTTTAAACTCAGCCCAAGTTTTAGTCTTAACCAAAGCATAATCATCATGTATATATTCATACTTTAATGTTCTTAGCTCCTCGTTGCGTAACAAAGTAAAAAAGTACATAAACAATAAGCATTGAGTAATTTTAGTTGCTTTATTCATATCATTAAAAAGTTTAATCATGTCACTTTCTAATGTTTCTTGTCTGAATGAATTGTAATGAGTAGGTTTATATTTTGGTAAATAGCGCTTGATATTTACAATAGGATTGTATTCAATAACTTTAATAAATACTGCATAATCTAATACAGCTTTGATTGTTGTAATGAGATAATCACCTGTTGATGCTGTGCCTTTCTTTATATAATCAGAATAAAAATTTATACAAAATTCAGCAGAAATTGAGCTAATAGGCATATCAGCTAATTTACATAAATGATTTTTATAGGCTAATTCTTTCTTTTTTCTTGTTTTTATCTTTATAGTCTGTCTGTTTAATTCATACCATTTTGTGTATATTTCGCCAAAGGTTACAGTTAAGGCTTTTTTCTTTTTTTGATCTTCCAAAGGATCTAAGCCGTTGTCTATTTTTTCTTTAGTTTCTAAATATTTTTTACGTGCATCATTAAGTGATGTTGTTGGATATGAGCCAAATTGAACATAGATACGTTTTCCGTTTACCATGTTACGAAACATGAACTTAATATTTGTTTCGCCACGTGCACTGGGGTATAGCTCTAAAGTTAAGCCTGTTACATCGGTTAGAATAGAACGTTTTTTAATCGTTGTTTTAACCAAAGATTTAAGCATCTTATCTGTAAAATTTTGTCGCATAATCTTTTACTCCATTTGTAACCAAATTATAGAATATGCGACCAAACCTTGCAACCAAATATTACATAAAGTTTCTTAAAATTTAAAAAAGTTTTTTTAAAATTAGCTTAAACATCAAATATCTATCTGATTTATATATTTGTCAAAAAGCTGACTGCAAACTTTATAATTAACCATGTATCAACGGTTACAAGTATATTTTAGAAATTTGTAACCATTTTACGACCTAATAGATTTTTCACCGATAGAATACAACCAATCGTTAATATGAGCTAATGGATAAAAATTTATCCCTGTTTTTACAAGTTTAACAGGTTGTACTTTTTCAGAAAAATCACACTCTTTAAGAAATAAATAAAACTTACTTGAAGATAAAAAGCCTAACCTATTCTGTAATTCGCCAATCTTAAATAGTCGTGAGCTTTTACAGTTTTCTTTCCAAAATTTTATAAACTCATCACGCTTAAAATATAAGCGTTTTCCGTACTTTGTTACTGGTAAGAAAAATTTGTTAAGTTCATTTTTATCATGCAATATTCTATAAAGCCCTGCAAGTTTAGCATCGTCATTAAACATGATTTTACTAGCTTCGTGAATATCAATGTTATTTAGCTTGAACTCTTGTAATTGCTTTGATAATTTTAAACATTCATCAAGATCAAGTTTTTTGTTATGCAGCTTAGGATAAAAGGTTGCCCCTCTTTGAACTTTATCGTAAAAACTTCTTTTAGTCTCTTGAAAAATTGTCGCACCCTCTGCAATTGAAATTTCTGTCATTCACTACTCCGATTGTAAACATCTTCTAATTGTTTAAGATATTGTTCGTTGATATTCAGTAGTGATACTAATTTTTTATTTAGTGGGCTTTGAGATGTGCTTGAAATGGTGTTAGATACAACGTCCTTAAGTTGTATCTGTATTTGTTTTTCAATTTGTAATAATGCGTTTAATACTCCAATATTTTCATCGTTCATGTGCTCTTAGCCATGTTTTCATGTAGATAAAATCTTTCATTGAATATCTAGGATCACAACCATTCATACGATAAGGACTAGCGATTGCAAGTTTGTTACGCTTGTATATCTCTTTGAGCTTATAAGGTGTGATGCCTAATTCTTTTGAAAACTCTGATATAGAGAATGAACGATTAGAACTATCACCTAACAAAGATAAAATTAGTTCTAATTTTTCATTGATAACTTCTAGCGTTAAATCGTTCATTCTCATCACCTAATTAAAAAGGTAAATCATCGTCATCTGCCTGCACCAGGTTAGGCTCTGTTACTGTCTGTACTTGCTCAACTACAGGAGCTACAGGAGCTACAGGCATTGAGCCGTAAGGAGTTGCAGGCTCGCCGTCACTGCCGTACTTTTCTAAAAATTCTGCGTAAACTTTTTTACAATCTTCGATTGCTTTCTTTAAATCTACACAATCTTTAGCAGGGATATTTCCTTCAACTTCTTCGTATGAGCGACCGTCAGGATAGAAAAACTCCACCTTGTATTGCGGAACAGAACTATTTTTAGTTTGATAAATGCCTTTCTGTGCTACAGCTAATGTAAATACACTACCGCACAATTCAGGATATACAGTCGCATTGTCAAACTCATTTGCAACTGCCATTTCTTCAGGTGTTTTCTGCGATGCGCAAACACCCATAAATTGCTGTACTTCCCATGAGTTAGCCCCCCATTCGCTCCACTGTTGATTAGCTTCTTGTGTTCTTCTTCTGCCCCAAATTTTATACTCGATGTAATTATTTGTAGGTTCATTTGTTTTGCTGTTAAGAATTAAGAAAACACATCTTGTGACTTCAACACAAATTTGTTTATTCTTATTTTTCTTATCATCAAAAGTTACTAAGCTATCTGAACAGTTGATTAAAACAGCCTTTACCTTGCAACCTGTAATGGGTTTATCGTATGGTGTAAACTCTTCCCAATACTTAGAGTGATAAAACTCATTATCACTGTGAGTAGGTATCTTATAATTTTGCTGATACACAGGCATCTTCTAGCACCTCGTCTAATTGTTCATCTAAGTTAGCAATGATAGCTTCACGTGCTTTTTGTAAGGTTTTACTTGCACGTTTTAGTTCATCTTTTTGAGCGTCTAAGTCCATTTCTAATAAGTTTGAGTTTGCTTTGTTGTAAGCATCAATAAATTCTTGTGATACAGTAAATTTAAGTTCCATTTGTTTATGCTCCAAATTGTGATGTTAATTCTTTGCCTAAGTCGATAACCGCCTGATTTTTCTTTATTTCATCAGGTGCTGATTTAAACAATGCCACAAGGTCTTTACGGTTTACACACTTGCGCATTTGTTCCATAAATACCTCTAAATGAACACGTTGTTGTACTTCTGATAAAGGATCATCTTCATTTTCGATAACACCTAAACTTTTTAAGGCTCTATCTTCCATAGATGTTTGCTTAGGTGTTTGATCGATAACGTTAGCTTGAACCTGAACAGGTGCTTGATCGTGTGCTAGTTCTCGTACCTCTTCCTCATCGTATGCGCCCCAACCATAGGCATTAGCGCAAGCGATAGTTAATGCACGGTTACTTAACATTCTCTTAGGACGTTGTAACCATGTGTTAGTTTTAGTCGCATCAAATTCTTCGTCAAAATAAGCTGTGCCCTCATATACATCAATGTGTTCGCCGTGACGTTTCTTAATCAAGCAAGTGATGCTGTCGTAATAAGTAATTGTTACTTTGCCGTTAGGTGTGTTAAATGCCTTTGTTTTTAAATCACCGCCATACTTAAACTCGATGCCTGCATAGTCAGGTTGACTATGCAAGGCTTGACGATAACCCTTTAACGAAACACCACAGACAAGTGAGCCTTTTTTATCTTTAAATGAATAAATGCCTCCCAAAACAGGATCTAAGTGCATTGAGCTACTAATGCGTAACACACTTAAAACATCAGCAAAAGTTGCTTGTACTCCACCTTGTTTTGGTAATGCAATAGAACTGCCGATTAAATTAACTAGCACTCTGTCGTCATAGCTTGTCTTAAGCACTGATTGTGTTTGCTTAACAAGTCCTAGTTCTTCATTTGATACTACAATTTCGTTAGCCATTTATAGCCTCTAATGGTAAGATGTTGTGTTTTTCAGCAAATTTCATAACATCACTTTTTACAAAATACTTACGATTTTTCACAAAATATGTCTTAGGAAAATCTGGATATACTAAAAATTTGCGCCAAATAGTGGAGCGTGTATATCCAAAAATTCGCTCCATATCCCTTAACGAAATGTATTGTTTACTTGACATACAGCCTCTGTGATTTACTTTCTGTTAGATAATCCTTGTACAACTTAGCGTTTTCGCTCTTAAACTTTGTTGTGTTAAAACGCTTTGTAATTGTAGTTGTGAGCTTTGCAAGTACATTGCCTTGCTTGTCGATAACCTCTTTATGCTCACCAAACATCGCCTTAATTTTGTCGCTTAGTTCTTCCTGCTCTTTCTTAAGGTCAGACATCAAAGCAGACTTTTCTTTGTATTGCTGCAACAATTCGTTCATTGTTTCGTCTGTATATACAGCATCAACATCGCCCTCTTGTACAGGCTCTAAGGTCTTAACCTCTTCCTGCTTGTAAGGTACTTGCGGAATAACGTGATTAAAAAGAAAATCATCTTCACTGTCTAAGATTTTCTGAATTGTTTTATCATCACGCTTGATCTTGAAGATGCGAACTTTTAATTCAGTCATTATGTACACACACAGCCACATATAAGGCTTATCTGCTAAGTACATTTGCTTTTGACATTGAATGTAGTACTCGATAGGAATTAGATCATCTTCTGTGATAAGTTCGCTTTTATCGTTAAATTCACAACCTTTTCCAAAGTCTTTTGAGTTATTATCAAAATCTTTGTTCCATGTTGCTGTCTTAATTTCCAGTGGTGTGTCGTCATCAAGTAAAAAGTCAATCTGTGCCATACTCCATTCACGATTGTGTTTTTCATCAAATAGAGTTACACCATAATTGTTTTTTAACTTTGTGATTGCCGAAAACTCATCAGCCACAAACTTTTCTAAATAGTGACCTCTTCTAAGTGCAAACGCATCTTTGTTTTCTGAAAATGTAAGCATATCGTTATATGCTCCATTTATATCGTTATAACGATTAACACCTAAAATTGCGCTGTTTGTGCTACCGCCTATATGTGTTTTGTGCATATATGCAATAGCGTTACAGTCAGGCATTTCACCTGTAAAAGGATCTTTGTAGAACTCAAAAGCCTTTTTTTGCTGTTCTTTAGCCCATGCTTTGTAGATTTCTTGATTAGTCATTGTTTTACCTTTAATGTTTTAACTATCCACTACATTTGTTTGATGTAGTGTGTACATAGTAAAACAGTAGTAAAACATTTGCAATATGTTTGATTAAAAAAAATAGCCTTAACTCACATACAGCAAGCTAAGACTATGATTTATCAAAGAATTAAATTTTAAAAATGTTTTAATTAGTAAAACGTTCAATCATTAGAATTTGATAGTAACGCTTAACTTTATCGTTTAGTTCTCTAAAATGTAAAGTATATTCAATCTTATCTGAACTATCTAAAATATCTATTGTTTCTGAAAAGGGATTTTGCCTTAATTTTCTAATGCAAACTTGATCGTCTAATACTAAGTAATAAAGTTTGCCTGATACAATCTTTTGTTCTTTATCTAAACTTATCAGCAGCACATCACCTTGTAAGATAGCTCCATATTCACACTCTGATACGATTGCTTTATAGTTTGACTTATCCTTTAAACCAAAGTATTCAACATCTGCTATTACAGGTGGTAGAGTTGATACAGTTTCATACTTAAATAAAACAGGATCAAATTTACACACATCAAATATCAGTGTCGTGTCATTTTTAAATAAAGCTGATACTGGAACATCTAAGAAGTCTGCTAACTTTTCTAACTGTTCATTATCAAGTGTTAACTCATGTTTACCACTAAAGAATGACCATATAGTTGATCGTGCCACTCCTAAATGTGAAGCTAATGCTGTTTTTGATGTCTTTGTAATATCTAATCTTTTTCTTACTCTATCAACTAAATCGTCTGCTAACTGTGCCATAAGATACTCCATGAATAAAGGGATTTAAGTTATCTTAAGTATAGTAAAGAAATGAAACATTATCAAACATGATTAAACATCTTTTCGCTTGACTAATGTCTAAAGTCACACCTATAATTCAAACACTCATAAAACGTTTGATTTAAACATGGAGAGGATTTATGAAAACAAATATCATTTATTTAACAGCTGAAATGGCTAAGGATAGCTCTTTAAACATGGGTGATAAGATGTTATTAGCACGTTTTATCAATTTATGCACGATGCCTAAAAGCAACGGTGTTGCATACTATACACGTGATCGTGCTTTTGAAGAGTTCGGCATCAAAGAAAAAGCACTACTTATTCACTTAAATCACCTAAAAAGTGAGAATTTTATACAAACAAAAACTAAGCTAATAAACAATAAAACAACTAGAACTGTAACCCTTACACAAAAAGTATATGACTTATTACTTACAGCCAAAAGTGACAGTTCCGAAACACCCCAAAAAGAACCCCTACCCCCAAACGATACAGCAGTAGAACATTCCCAAAAGAGTGTTTCTTCTACTCATACAAATATACATATACAACATACATATATAGATATAGCAAATCTTCCTCAGTCTATAGAGCAGGTTATTCCTTACTTTTCAGATTTTGTAGAACGTCATATTAGCGATCACCCAAACTTAGCTTTTTTAGATGTGAAGTTAGAAAGTGAGAATTTCTTTTTATACTATCAGCCTAACGGTTGGAAAGATAAAAATAATAAACCTGTTAAATCTATTAAGGGACGTGTTGCTAGTTGGTGTAGTAATTGGCTTAAGGCTAATTCAGCTCCTGGCGTTAGATTTTCTGCTACAAAACAGCCTAATGTTTTAAGTCAGTCAAACATTAACAAAAGAGCAAAAACTATTGCTAATATGCTAACTTGTGACGATTTACAAAAAAAATTTGAAAATGCTGTTGACGTGGAGGCAGAAAGTGTTTTAATATAGTACTACACTGTAAAACGACAACAAAACGCTTTACAGAATTATGGAGTAAAACAATGACTACAAAAGACTTGCCAAAATTTATTGAGATATGGTCTAACGTTCAGGGCATGTTTAATAAAGTGCCTAGCGACCAAACACTCAAACTAACTTTTCAATCACTAGCTGATTTCAAAATTGAAGATATTGAGCGTGCTTTAGCACTAACTCTTAGAACATCAAAATTCGCACCTACAATCGCAGATGTTGTTGAGCAAATTAAGCGTATGTATGGGGTTGATGATGAAGTACTAAAGATTAAAGCAAACAAATGGTACAACGCTTTAAACGCTGATATTGATAGCTATGCTGATATTATCACTGATGACCCTAGAGCTGTATTTGCTTTTAAGCAATGCTTTAACACTATTTGTGAGTATGGCACACATTCAGCAAAAAGTGACCCATTCGACCGTAAGGCTTTTATCGACAGTTACGTAAACGCTAGAGGCTTTGATACAAAGGCTTGCTGCTTAGGCGGATTTTTTCATTCTAATGGACGTCCTCGTGTGCGTTATATCGGTGACTATAACACCTGCCGTAAGCTAGCACATAATTACTACAGCATGATTGGTAGTGCTCCACGTTTACCGCTTAAAGATACTGTTAAGCAAATTTCAAACAAAATTAAAGCACCTGATACCGAACCTAAAATTAACAAAAAACATGGTATTACAGATTTAATCAATGCGTTATTACGCAAAGGAAATAAAGCAAATGCTTAATAACTATGGGCAACGTGAATGTACAGTTACCATTCAAGGAAAGCAGGTAAAGGGTCGTGAGGTTATTTTGCCTATTCCACCCAGTGAGAATACAAGAGTAACACCTAATTTCGCTTGTATGTATGCAAACTCCAAAAAGAAAGGCGCATTAAAAAACTCTACAAACTATAACCGTTGGATCAATGCTAGTCGTAACTTATTGCGTAAAGGCAAGTTGCCTATCATCAAAGGTAACGTTACAGCATACGTTACGCTAGTGTTTCCTGATAACCGTACACGTGATGCTGATAATCGCTTGAAAGGATTGTTTGACAGTTGGACAAAATCAGAATGTTTAATTGAAGATGATCGCTTTATTGATACTGTAATTCTGAATAAGAAAGTGATTAAAGGTCAGTCATTCTGTTTGAGCTTTGTAATGAGTTCTGATGAGTTAAGCGACTTAGGATTGACCCTGAATAAAGATTACTTAGATAGCGTTTGTGAGAGGTTGTCTAATGAAAATTAAAGAGTTGATAGCACTACACACTGTACCTGCTAAATTTCTTCAAGCATGGGCATTATGGCAACGTAGCGAAATAGCTAAGTTAGGTTACAGCCGTACCAGTGCTATATGGGATAGTAAGTCAAAAAGATATTTAGATATTGACGAAAACGATTTAATGCTGATTGATAAGGCTGTAACACAGGTATGTCAAACATCTGCACGTGAGCATTGGCTGATTGTTTATAAATACGTGCATAATTTTAATACACGATTTATCAAAGAAAGACTAGGTTTTGATGATAATCAGTATTACAGATTACTTGACAATGCAACAACACACTTTTACCAAAACTTACTAAAGCTAGTCGGTGAATAGTAATGATTGGATATAGGACCTATAACGCATTGATAACTCATAAAGGTGAGATTATCAAGCAACTTACTAAGGATTATATGCTTGACTATCATTTGCCTTACCTAGACGCTTTAAAAAACGCTGTAAGAGAATTTGATATTAAAGCCGAAGTGTTAAGTGCAAGTTTTAAAAAAGCTAAAAAGATTACAAATAAATCACAAGCAGAATACAGCAAAAAAGCAGGATCAACTCAAAATAAACGTTGGCGCACAATCATTGATCCATTTACACAAAAGATGTATCCATGCGTTTTAGATTTATTGAGAAGTTACGGAGCTGAAAAGCATTATCAGGGTTTTCTAGGCAGATTAAAGCGATTAGGTTCTGTAAAAAAGGCAATGCTTGCTATTGATGCTATTGCTCGTAAATATCCTAACGAAGAGCCTACAACAAGTTATTACGCCAGGAATGTTAGATATAAAGGAGTTACCGATCATAAAGGAAAAAAATTTAGAAATTTAAAAGTGTTATGTGAGTATTACGGAGTTTCTTATACGAAGTTTTATAGATATTTTGCTAATAAAGGCTATCCGATTACAACACTAACACAGATGATTGAAAACAAAACATTTAACAATTTAGGAAGAGTAGAACAATGAATTTAAAATTTAAAGTTTTAGAGGGCGGAACATTACCAACACGAGCACACAGAGAAGATGCAGGCTTTGATTTGTATTCACCTGTTGATACTAGTCTTAACGAAAATGAGTACAGAACTATTGCATTAAAAGTGTGTGTTGAAATACCTAGGGGGTACGTTGGCTTTATTATGGGTAGAAGTTCTTTAAATATAGCAGGGGTTTTATGTTTTACTGGGGTTATTGACAGTGGCTATACAGGTGAGATTGGTGTTACTTTAATGAACTTTAGTGCTAGAAATTGCGCAAATTATAACAAATTCTATTTGAATAAAGGTGATCGCATCGCTCAATTAGTAGTAACTAAGTTAGCTGATATTGATGATGCTGTTGCAGTTGATAGCTTAGAAGATAGCGAACGTGGTGCAGGCGGTTTTGGCAGCACAGGAGCTTAATTATGCTGAAATTAAAAGATTTAAAAGAAATTGATTTTGGTACAGAAATAAATATTTATGACACCAACACAAAGTTAGGTTTTGATGAATATGACCTCTCAGACAGAAGTATAAAAAAATTTGGTGAGTACGAAGTGGTTGGTATTTCACCATCTTATAAAGAATATGAAAAGGGTGGCATATCTATTTATATTAATTTCTTTGACAAAGAGGAATTAGAAAAATGTATTTATGAGGAATATAAAGCCTTAAACGAAAAGTTAGACAAAGTTCTAGAACAAAACAAGGAATAAAAAAAATGTTAAACGTATTAAGTTTGTTTTCAGGAATAGGCGCATTTGAAAAAGCGCTAGAGAGAGAGAGAGTATTGTTTAAAGTGATGAACTTCTGCGAGATAGACAAGTACGCTGTCAAATCATATTGTGCAATTCATGGTGTTCCAGAACAGATAAATTTGCGAGATGTATCAACTGTAAACACTGCCGAACTGCACGATGTAAATTTAATTACTTATGGCTTCCCTTGTCAAGATATAAGTGCAGCAGGACATCAGAAAGGCTTTTTCGATGAGAATGGCAATGTAACACGTTCAGGCTTATTCTTTGCTGCTTTAAAAATTATCAAAGACACAAAGCCTGAATATGCTATTGCAGAAAATGTCAAAGCATTAACAAGCAAAAAATTTACAGCTGAGTTTGCAACTGTATTAGATAGTTTAGAACAGGCTGGTTACAACAATTATTACAAAGTTCTTAATGCTAAAGATTTTGGCGTACCTCAAAACAGAGAACGTGTTTTTATTGTCTCAATCAGAAAAGATATTGATTTTAAATTCACGTTCCCAGTGGGTGAACCTCTTAAATTAAGATTGGCTGATTTGTTAGAAAACGAAGTTGATCCTAAGTTTTATCTGTCTGATGAACAAATCAAACGCATCAAAACATCGAGTTATTGTCAGAATCAAAGAAGGATACAAAGCAAAGAGTGTCGCACCACTCTTTGCTCACGAGACTGGAAAGATCCTAAATGCGTGAAAGTTAAACAGGTATTCAACATTGTTGATAACAACAATGGCTTTACTAATCCTCAATGTGGACGTGTTTATGATACTGACGGTTTATCACCATGTTTAAACACCATGCAAGGAGGCAATCGTGAGCCTAAGATTGTATACGAACAGAGATCAGACGATGGCTTACGGTTCTTTAAAGATAATGTTTGTGGTGCTATTAGAACTAGGGGCTCAGGTGGAGATAAGAGAGTGTTAGAAACTGAAAACATCGCTATTCTTTGCACTAAAAGAACTGAATACGGAAAACAAATCAGAAAAGAATATGAAGAGAAAAAGATAAAAGAGAAAAGATCTAATATGACTTGTTTGGTACCAAGAACCGACAATATCACAAACACACTAACAACGGTGCTAAAAGATAATCATTTATTAACAGCAAAAGATACAGCTTTTCGTATCAGAAAACTAACGCCTTTAGAGTGTTGGCGCCTCATGGGCTTTGACGATGAAGATTTTTACAAAGCACAAAACGCAGGTATTAGCAACTCACAGCTATACAAGCAAGCAGGTAATTCAATCGTTGTGAATGTATTACAAGCAATATTCAGACAGTTTGATTTTGAGAAAGTAGCTTAAAAGGAAAGTAAAACAATGACAAATGAAATAGATTTAACTTTGCGCAGCATCTTATATGAGGCAGGCATTCGATTTAGCAACCGACCTATACTTAGTCATTCTTTAAAGTTTTATTATGCAGGTCATATCTTTGATTTAGACGAAAAACTTTGTGATGAGAATATCCGATATTTCACAGGTAATAAAGATATTAAAGAATACTTAGATGAATTTTTTGATTATAAATTTAATTATGAACAAGTAACACCTGATATGTTTAATGAATGCTATTGCTCAGATAAACAATTTGCAACAAACGCTCAAAGAAATACAGGCAATACGGTTAGAAGTTTTATAGCGTTACACGGTTTAATGCTTTGTGCTTGTGTTGACGGTGATCTGGTGATGTTTCATTCACAAGCTAATTATAACAGCGATATAGTTAAACGCACAATTAAGTTTGATGTTTTATGCAAGTTAGGTGTACGTGATATTAAGAATGATTTTATGGAGTAGCTTATGAACTTTGACAATTTAAGTATCGGTCAAATTATACAGGTATTCTTAACAATAGGAGGATATGTCAAAGGTGAATTTGCAGGTGTAACTAATGATACGCTGTTAATGAATAAATGTATCGCTAAAAGGTCAAGACGTTACAAAGTAGATAAAGGTTTTATACCTTTCAAATATATTAAAAAGTTAGAGATTTGCTAGAGGTAAACAAAAAATGAATTTTGATGTTAAAGATTTGAAATCATGGGCTAATAGGCATGATGTTAAGAATAATGACAAAGGATATTTTGCTAAATCTATCAGTCAGTTACAAAACGATAAACATGTTGAATTAACAACTGTTTATAGTATAAATGATGATATGGGTGCTTGCTTTATTCCAAAAGGTTGGGGCACTGGCTTTGATTTCTTTTTACCAGTAGATGCAGTAAAAGAGGATAAGCCAAAAGAAAAGAAGTATCGACCTTTAAAAAGCATTGATGAAATGGATTGTTTGTTTGATTGTTCTGTTATGAGTGCAAAAAACTTTTTAACTTACAGAAATAAAGCATCAGGCAAAATTTATATTGAACTTCTTTTTTCGGTTTGCCGTGATAAAGATGATATTTTAAGATCAATAAATAATATACCTGTTCAAAATCTATTTAATTATTTTGAAATTAAAAAAAATGGTGAATGGTTACCTTTTGGCATTGAGGTAAAAGACGATGAGTAAATACAGAATTAAAATAGCATCAGGTAATGAAGATTGTGAATTATTCCGTGAGATATACAAAAAGTTTAAACATCTACATAAAAACAAATTTTCTTTATGCGTTCAAAGAAACAATGTTTATATTATGATTTCTGATTTAGATTATTGGCTTATATGGCATTCAAATTGTGTTTTTGAAAAATACATGATTATTAACAGAGTGCCTAATTTAATGGATAGAAAATCAATGAGTAAAGCTGATTTTATTAGCATAACAAAATGGTTATTAAAATTTAAAAAAAAAGGTTTTAAGGTAAAACAATGAGAGTTAAAAATCCTGAATATGCTATTTATATTAAAGATAGTAAAGAGTGTAATAAAAATCATATAACTTTACCTAAAGCACAATGGAGTGATTTAGATACTAAAAATCCATTTAAACTAAATTTAGCATTAACAATAAGTTATAAAAGAGAAGATAAAAAAAATGATGAATGATATTAAAACTATCCAAAAGATTTTGATTGTTAAAAATAGGCATAATAGCTAATATTTTAATTACTCCATAAAACGTGTTTTTTAAGCTGCTTTTCACGTATATCAAAAAAAACCGCGTTTATGGGTGTTTGGTTGAGTGGTTGATAACACCTGCCTACTAAGCAGGCAATCTTTTTATAAAGGTTCGTAGGTTCAAATCCTACAACACCCGCCATTGGCACAATAGCTTAAACGGTTAAAGCACACAACTCATAATTGTGAGTATATAGGTTCAAATCCTTTTTGTGTCACCATGGATAAGTGGCAGAGTTGGTAAATGCGCTAGTCTTGAAAACTAGTTGTCTAGCAATAGGCTTGTAGGTTCAAATCCTACCTTATCCGCCATTTTTGCGATCTGATACTGTGTCGCTATAAAAACAACAGTATTGTTGCACATAAGAGTGCAGCTCATGTACCTAGTGCAATGTCTTGTATCAGACTGAGTACCGTTTTAAAGCTGTGAACGAAATTACAACTAAATGAGCATTGCAGGGCGTGTTAGTATCGCTTTTGCCGTTTCTCTCACTTCTAACGTAAAAAGAGTGTACAGTTTTCTAATAATAGGACCCGTTTCACCTGCATAAACAGGGCGCATTTCGGGACAGTTTTTAGTTGCTAGTAGTTGATGCAACTCTAAATAAAATCACTACTTAAGTTTTTTTATAAGATTATCTCCTATAAAGCCCCTGTTTTTCAACTTTGCAGGGGCTTTTCATTTTACTGACATCAGTAAAATGGTTTTTATTTCAAAATTTCGCTTGCAAAATCTATAAAGCTGTTCTATATTCTAAGTGTGACCAAAAATCACAAACAAATAACTAAGCGAGCGATTTATGCGACAAATAAATCATATCCCACCTTATAAAATACACTATCTTAGCATAGCTGTATCTGTTGCATGGTGAGTGTGGTGTGAATATATTGAATAAGCACCGTACATTCTTAGTTATGTATTTTTCGGCACTCACCGCCCATATTTTTATGGGCTATCGAAAATCTTTTAAACTAAGGAAAATTAAATGACAAGTAATACTTATGTTATGCCAAATCTAGCCTTTGTTAAAAATAATCAAGTTTTAACAACAACTTACGCATTATCACAATGGGCTAATAGAGAACACAGGGGTGTCTTTCAAATTGTCACTCAAAATATTGATGCACTAAAAAGATTAGGTGAGGTTTCATTTGAAATGAAGCCTGTAAAAACAAAATCGGGAACACAGACTTTTAGAATTGCAACCTTAAACGAAGATCAAGCTAGCTTTGTTATTTGTTCAATGCGTAACAATGAACAGGCTAAAAATTTCAAGGTAGAACTTTTATTAGCTTTTAGAAAATGCCGTGAGCAATTAGCAAATGCACGTAAAACATATTCAGAAGAGGCTGTCAAAAAGTTACAAGCTAACAAGCCTGATTTAAACATGGTGACTACACGTGAGCTTGTATCAGAGCATAATAACTTTACTTTTGGTATCAGCAAGAATAGCTTAATGTATGAGTATCTTAAGGTTATGCGTAAGATTAAGGCTAACAAGGAACAATGGCAGCAAGAGGTTGAAGAGTTTAATGCTGTCGTTGGTGATGCTTGCGAATTATCTGAAAACTATGAAAAAATAAAGGTGTAAAGCCTTTGTTTATCTAGGAACTGTATAAATCGACTGTTTCGGAACACACCATAAAAGGAGTTTTGGAACAGTATAAATCGGTAGTCATAAAACAGACAAAATAAAAACGGTAGTCATAAAGGCTACCGTTATTTTTTACTCTTTATCTACGCGAACTTTTTGCCACTGTTTAATAAGGTCAAATCTAAAGACATCTACAGGAGAAGAACAACCACGTAAGCCTAAAACATCTAAACGTAGTTCGCTTTTGTCTCTAAAAATAATTAAGACATGACCAAGATTATTGTCATCGTTATCAAGTGTCATAGCTGATCCTGTATCTACATAACCACGAATACATCTTAAAGTTGTAACTGTGTTAGGGTTAAGATCTTTTTGTCTGTACATACATGCTACCAGTTCGGCAATAGGCATTACTTTACTTAAATTAGTAAACAGATTAAATGCCATTAAATCCTTGTCATTTTCGATTTTCTTACCTTTGTAAGTATCAATAAATTTAAGGTCTTTTAGCATCTGTTCTGTCTTTTCAAGGTTAGATAATAGTTTCCCTGAACTACCTATAATATATCCAAGTACATCAGGCATAGGATCATTATTAGAATTATCACTAACGCTATCATTATCTTTTACCTTTTTAAAACAGCCGTGCATTAAGTAGTAAGCATAGTTATCAGCCTTTGCTAAATCTTCCTTGCCGTTCTTTAAATTAGCACGATAACGATATTTAATAATATTACCTTTTAAAAAGCCTTTGAACTCTTCAGGACTAAGCATAGCCTTGATTTCATCAATGCATTCGTGTGAACCTTGCATATAGTGCTTTGGGTTAAAAATAGTATCAGTCATAATAACTCCAATATAACTCCGTTAATAAATGACCTATCATCAGCATTAGTGCTGAAATTAGGCAACAGATAAGAAAACTAAACATAAGATAACAACAATAGTTAGATAAAAACCAAACATTATTTGCACCACTTATCAAATGACTTAGAAAGAAAATTTGCGCAAAATAGAATTGCTACCATGTAAGCACCTAGTGCTGCTAAAGTTAAAAAACATTCATACATTGTCACTGTTTTACTCCATTGTATAAATCAATTAAATTGTTGTAATAAGTTGCGGTGATGTCACAATCACGCGCAATTACTAATTGTTGTTCATAAAGTCTTTGAAATTTTGCTTTGTCTGTTCCAGGGCATTTACAGGTACTTTGTGAAATTGCTTTGGTAGTTGTGGTATCTGCGGGCAAGCCTTGACCGCTATCGGTTGTGTCTGTGTACACGCTGTCAGTATTACCAAACACCCCATTAAAATGATACCGATTATAAGTAGATGTAATGTGTTGAACGTCAAGCGCAATATTACTTTGTGCATCTGCTAATACTCCGTTTAAAACATTTTCTTTTTTAGCCTTATCTTCTAAAGCCTGATTAAGCACCTGCGCTTGTTTCTTTTCATATTCAGCTACTTTTAATTGATAGTGTGAAGATGTAAAAGAATAGCTTATATAAGCACTAGCTAATACAGATACAGTCCATAAGCAATTCTTTAAACTAAGCATAAAAAAATACCCCTTAACCCCTTAACAGGGAAAGGGGTCACAATGTCTATCACTTTTAGTGAATATCAACTAGGACTTAAGTAAAAAACTGGTGCACCGTGATTGCAGGCTCACGGGCAAGCCTTTTGCAACATCTCAAAGAGTACAGAACAAGCGATCCAAGAACGTTACATATCAATTAAAAAAACTCATTCTGTACTTATGAGATGTCAATCAAAACACAAATACAGTCGCACCCGTAACTCATATTTTTCTTAACATCTCATAAGTAAAGAATGGCAAGGATAAGCAGATTTGAACTACTACTAAAAGGATCAAAACCTTTTGTGCTACCTTTACACCATATCCTTATTAAGCCGTACTAACGCCATATAGAGCCAAAAATTAAAACATCGTTAGTACGTCTTAACCGTCTATGTGTATATAGTAGTATACCGTTTTAACATTGTCAATCATTCGTTTTACTTTATTTAAACACTTACTATTTATCACCTTGATATTTCAGTGAATTTAGGTAAAACATTTTACATAGGGCATGAATTGAAAAAATAGAAAAAATTTTACGTAGTGAGAGGGGGCTAAATTTGAAAATTACAAAAAATTTTACGTGGGGTAATATAGGGGTTCAAGCGTGCGTTTGGGGGCTATGGGGTGCGTAATTCATCATCGGTTAGCACCACGCAACAGCCGTTAGCACAGGCTCACCAAATCCTCTGCAACATGTGACGAAAAGACACACGCAAAAGCAGATGCAAAATCTTTAAAAGGTCACAAACATGGTCGCAAATCATTTAATCATTTTTTCAAAGGTAGATAGGATAAAGCATTACAAGCGTGGTATAAAGTTGAATATGAGCATTAACACCTGAAACAGAACACAATAGACAAGCAGAACAAACAGAACAGCAGCAGCGCTAGCAGACTTAAGAATGAAATCGAAATTCAAAGCATTTTCTAAGATTGATATTACCTTTTTTGTTCCTACCTTTTTTTATTTTTTCACCTTTCATCTTTTCACTTCTGTTTTTCTCTTCACCTGCTTTTCGTTGTCTGTATGCGTATAGTTATACACATGCACATGTAAGTGACCTGATGCAGCTGCTATACTGGTAATTAGATATACAGTAAGTGTAAGTTAGATGTGTTTATGTTTGTTTGATAAGGTAAATATAAAGACGTGTGCGCGCTCATTAGCTAGTCATTGTTATATCCATTTGCATGAACGTTGTCAAATTTTTTCATACATATATATATCCTTTTCACTTTCATTAGCACATTAGCTTATACAATGCACCATTAAAAGACAATAAAAAAAAGGCGATCATATTGACCGCCTTGTTTTGTTTGTTTTGCTTTACTCTTCTAATTGACTTAAACAATGATTTATAAAATCTTGTTTTTGCTCTTCTGTTTCAAAAAGGCTTAAACCTTGATTTTTTCTCATTAAGATGAAATCAGCTAGTGCGTTTCTGCACTCTTCTTTTTCTCTTGTTGTGTAACCTGATGCTAATTCTTTTAAAAATTTTATTTCATCTTTGATAGTCTCATCTGCTGTTAAGATTTGATCGCCGATATTATTTACAGCCTCCGAATAGAAAAAGTCACTTGTTTTATAGTCATAATGGCCGACTAGAATTTGAACAGTTCTTTTAAGTTCTTTTGAGATCATACTAATATCACTCTTAGCATCTAATATAAGAGTATGAATAACGTCACCTGAATTTTTATTTATGATCTCAAAATAAAAATAACGCTTATCATAAATATCATCGTATTCATAATAATCAAAAGCAAAAAAAGCAATCACAATTAGACACATCTAATACATCTTGTATGCTTTCAATTTTGACAAAACTGTCATGTTCTGAGTTGCAGCCGTCAGGAATTAAGTGTAAAAAGTAAGGTGTAAATTTAACTTTTTCAAGTTTAGTCACTAAACCGTACTCGCCTGAAATTTGATAAAGATCTTCAATGTTCATTTTTTTTACTCCATAAAAAACACTTATCAAAGGGGACTAGCCAATCCCCTTACATAAATATTTTTTTATCTTACGCAATACAGGTGTGAGCGCTTAAAAGTCGAATATTTTAGGTCG